TGGGATAGACTTGCCACGGGGTTTTCCTCCAAGGGCCAAAAGGTACGCCCTTAAACGCTCCAAGTTGGGCTTGTCGGATTCCTTTTCCCCAAACTTCGGCAGGAAGTCGCTAACCTTGGTTTCCTTGGACCAAGGGGCCGCAACCGCCCAAGCCCCGATTGCCCCAGTTAAATCCGCCCGGTAAGGCCCCCATGGTTCCACCCGCAACAAGGCCAACCATTCGGCAAACTCTGCGGCCCCCATCCGCTCATCCAATTCCCCCACGGTCATGCCAAGGGTGGCCGCCAACATGAACTTCAGGCGCCGGGCGGGGTTGGTGGCAAGTTTTTTTCTAGACTCTCAACATCCTTTTCCGTCAACCGGTTGACCCGGCAAGCCGCATCAAACACACGGTCCACCCCGCTAGCCGGCAAAGCGGCCAATTGCTCCACCTGGTCATCGGTGAAAGCCCGCTGGCCGGCTTCATCGCAAAGCACAAGAACCAGGAAACGGGAACGGAAATTGGTGTATTTCGCTTGCCCCTTCGCGGTTATCTGTTCCCCCTCGAACCTATCCCGTTCGCCGGTCTTCAGTTCCCGAACCCAAACATCCAAACCCCATTCGGGAACATGAACTTTTTCAACCTTGAACTTGCCGGCCGCCGCCAAAATCTGTTCGCCAAGGCCCATAAAATCCCCCTTCCTATTAAGCGTCAATCAGTCACCTGAAGGCCAACCGTGTAGGTCAAAGCTTCATCACTAACGGATATTTCAGGTTGGCCAAATGAAGAAAGGTAACCCGTATAGGTAATAATGGATGAACCATCATCCCACGATCCGGGAAGGTTTACCGCCAAGGTTACCTTTTGCCGGTTGGTCCGCTTTGTCCGCAAAGTCACCATTTGGTTGGTGGCAATGGCATCATCCGTCAAAAGGAAGGTAAGCGTAATGGTGCCTGGATCATCACGGTTGGGGCGCTTCTTGAGTTTCAACAAGTCAATGGTGGTAACATCACCAAACGCAATAACGGCATCATTTCCGCTAATTGTCTTGATGTTGTTCAGGGCAACCGGTGAGCCTGAAGGTTCATCCTTCAGCGTGGCGGTAGCCCCGGACGAAAAGACGGGTTCTCCCATTTCACTTACTCCTTGTAAATTCCAACAAGGTCAACATCAACGGTTCGGATCGCTTCATCGGTGCCATCATCAAGCACTTCAGCCGAACCGGTTTCATCCTCAATTCGCCATTGAAAGATAACCGTTGTCCCTACCGTTTGCCGTGAAGGCGTGGCCTTAATTTGGTCCGAAATCCATTGGGCGGAAGTCTGCGCGGCCGCCCGGGTCATGGCCGCCACGGTGAATTGAACCCGTTCCGTGGTGGCCACGGTTGCCCCGCCAACGCTGGCCGTTCTTTGCCGTGAAACCCCGCTATAAACCGCATACGGCATAGCGGAACCCACCGGGTTGGTATCCGGATGGATCCCACCAGGCAAAGCATCGCCATAACCCGTTCGGGCTACCAGGAAATCCCGTACAACCTTCCCCAAGGCGCTCATTCTGTTCCCCCTTCATTCCCACTATCCGCGGCCAGTTGGGCCGCCTTGGCCGCCGTTTTAGCCCATTGCTTATCTAGTTCTTCCTGCAAAACCTTGGCGGTTATTCCCTCAATTTGGTCTTTATTTTCATCGTAGGCGGGCCGGACAAAGGGCCGCCCCGGAACATGTCCAACGGATTTACCCCGGATAATCAAAACATGCCCGCGCTCCACCAAGTGGGCATATTTAGACGGCACCACATTAACCATCTTCTTTAACCATGGGGAATAGGCTTTCCCATGGAACCCATCCGTTTTGCGTCGTGGTCTCGAAACGGCATAAACCGCCCCATCACGGCGCCTAACGCCAACCTTGCCCCCAAGGGATTTCCTCAAAAGGCCCGTTTTTCCCGTCTGAAATTCTTTGTCATAGTATTGCTTTGCCTTTTTCTTCCGCTTCTTTTTACCCTTCAATTTGGCTTCAATGGTAGCCCATGCCGTGGAAAACAAATCACGGGCCGCTTCCTTAACCGTGGCCTTGCGCTTCAGTTTTAGTTTCTTCCCCTTTTTGGGCACCTTGGCCCGCATCGTCTGAAGAATGATTGTATTGGCCTTGCGGCCGGCCCTTTTCAGGGCGCCATTCAAGGCCTTGGGAAACTCAATAAACTTTTCAATAAGGCTAGAAACGCCATCAATCTTTGTTCGATAGGCCCAAGTTCCACCGGGCGCCTTGGTGGCTGTTTGCTTTTTTTTTCTTTTGAACCAAGCCATGGGCTAGCCCGTCCGTTCCGTTGCCGTTATCAGCAACCAAACCCCGGCTTCCTCCACATTCTGAACAGAATCAAAATTAAGCACGCGGGAACCGTACAAGGCCCGGTGGGTGGATTCCACCCCGGACCTGTAACGGATCGTTAGGTTATGGGATCGCTCTAGTTGTTGTTCGTTGCCCGCTGAAGGTTCGCTTCCGCCGGTGGGTTCCACTTGGGCCCATACCGTGGCATAGGTTGCCCATGCCCTGGTGGGTTGGCCGTAGGCGTCAACGGAATCCGTGGGCGCCTGCAACTCCAACCTTTTGCGAAGCTTCCCGATGGGTGGCATCAAAAGCCCCCATCGGAATAAATCCTCAAAATGGAATCCACGGCCAAAGGGACTTCCCCGCCAAATTGGCCAACCGCTTCCCGGTTGGAATACCAATGGGCCACAAGCATCAACACCCCCTGTTGAAGCAAAGGGGGAACTTGAGTGGCAAAGGAACCGTAACCCGCCACCCAATCAACCTCCAAAGCCTTGGCCCTGCCTGGTTGGGTCAAGGGCCAATAATCCATGGGAAGCAATTGGAGGGAAGGCGGGTTATTGTCCAAATCCAAATGGTAATGGCCGTCTGTCAGGGCCTGTAAATCGCCCCAAGTATCGTAATACCGGACCCGCGGAAGGGCGTAATCATAAGCCCCACCCACATTCACGGCCACGGCTGGGCTTCGCGGCAACTCAATTGGCCCCGCCGGGAAGGTTGGAAGCATCATCCGAAAGGTTTGGTAAATCAGGCTACGGCGGGTTACCCGTTCCACCATGTCCGTTGCCGCATTCACAAGGCCGGATATCAAGGCATCATCCGCCGTTCCGTCTACACGAAGGTAGCTTTTGGCATCAGACAACCCCACGGCCGGGTTGGCCCGTGGGGTCAAGACTTTCAAGCTAAGGGTATCCCCGGTGTTCATCGCTTTTCCCGCTTGACCTTGGCCTTAGCTTCGGGTTGTTCGGGGGTGGAGGCCGCCACGGGGGCGGCAATCGCCACCCCCGCGGCCACCATGCGGGCGCCAATTTCTTCGCTAACCTCAAGGAATTCCCCCGGTTCGTGGGAATGTGTGGGGCTAGCAATACAGGCTATTAGCTGTATCCGCATGGTGGAAACCTCTAACTAAGGGTTAGTGTGTCAGGCGCTTAATTGCGGCCGACATAATTACCTTGGCATCGGATCGTTGGAGGGCAACGAAGCCAACTTGGCCAAGGTCGCCATAGCGTTCATCCATGCGGACAATCTGGATATCTAATGCATCGCGTACGATGTACTTGGAGAAATCACCAAACAAAACAGACTTGGCGCTGGCCGCAATGGTGCCGGTCATGCTGTTGTTAATCACAACCGGGTAACCCAAAATCCTATCGGGTTCGCCAACCACATAGGATTCGGTGAAGATCGGCCGTTGCTGGCCGTCCTTCAGCTTGCGGATAGCCAACAAAATGGCGTCGTTCATCATGAATGCCGCTTGGGGACGGTAGGCGCGGTCAACCGAATGAACCAGGCCCAAGAGGTCATCAACCGCAATGGCGGTTGGGCTTGCCGCGGTTACCCCGGCCGCCGAACCCGTCACGATGCCTTCAGGTTGGCCCGAACCGGTACCGGTGGTGAAGTGGTCGCATTGAATGCGGCCAAGGCGTTCGCCAAGTGAATCACCAAGCAAAGCCGGGATATTCACCACGGAATCCTGAAGCAATTCAATGGACACAAGCACCATCTTACTTGTGTATTTGAAAGCGTTCAGCGTCTTCTTGCTGAAGGTAACATCCTGGTTATTAAATACGGTATTCTCAGCGATGATTTCCCCCTTGTTGGAGGTATCATCCATCGTGGGAATATCGTAAGCATTCCCGGTGGCGGTACGAAGAACCGTTGCCACTTGGCGAACATTCGCAAAGTAAAGCAATTGCTTTTCAAGGTTTTCTGAAAGCGTGGTGGGAACCAGGTACCCGCCGGCGCTGGCCGTGCCAACCGATTGGGCGCGGGCTTCAATTTCCCTTACGCTCTTGGGGGCTTCGGCAAACAGGTTGGAACGGATTAGCTTTTCCCCAAGGTGAAAGCCACAACGGGAAGCGGCCGCACGGTGTTCGTCCGTGCAAAGGCCAGCGGGGGACAAAAGCCAACCACGAAGGGCCAAATCACGGTCTTTGTTAGCCCGCTTATCGTTGTAGTCCCGCACAAAGGCCGGAGCGGTACGGCGGCCAACACCCGCTTTTTCCGCTTTGTCAAGGATAGCGTTCAGCCGCTTTTCGATGGCTTCAAGGTTGGCGCTATTCTGCTGAACCGCCGGGGCGTCGGCCGGGGCATCCGCGGGAATTTCTTCGCTGGCCTCATCGGCGCCAATGGCCGTTTCAATGGCCGTAACCCGGGAATCCAATTGGGCAACCTGTTGGGTCAGGGCATCCCATTGGGCCTGTTCGTCGGGGGTCAATTCCCGCTTGTTAAGCCCTTCAAGTTGGGCCACCAAGGCCCGGCGTTCTGCCATAAGTTGGCGTATTTCTTCCGTCTTAGCCATTAAATGGCCTCCAAAAAAGGGTTAAACAATCACGACGGTAACATCCGTCGTTTACGATTCCCGGCCGCCCAACCATTTGGGGACACGGTTTCTAACAAGCCAAAGGTTGCGCGCCCTGCCTTCGGCTTCGTGGCCATGCAAGGAACGAACCGCCGCGCTTGTGTCCGGATAGGCTGGAATGGTCACAACCGAAACTTCAACTAATTCAACATCCAATAAAGTTCTTATCCGCCCTTCCTCACGGGTTTCCCACTTGTCCCCATTGGGGGCCAAGGTGAACGCGAAGGACATTTGGGAAACATCGCCGCGGGTCATTAAAACCTTTAAATCACGGGCATAGCTTGTGTCCGGCAAATCAATTTCAACCTTCAAGCCCTGATCATCGGTGGAAAGGCGCAAGGTATCGGAAGCCCGCCGGCCCAAAACTTTTGCCGTGTCATGGTCCACCAAGGCCCGGATATCACGGCCGTCACCAAGGGAACGCTTAAAAGCGTTCGGGTCCACCCGTTCCCGAAATCCGCCAAGGTCTTCCGAAAGCGGGCCGAATACGGCCGCATACCCGATAACCCGGCCTTCGGCCGCCTGAACCGATCCGCCCGCCCGCAACTCAAGATTTGCCATGGTGGACTCCGCGGTTGCGCTCTAGCCGTTGCCGGTAGGCGTCAGAATCGGCCAGAACTTCAGGATTGACACATTGCCAACAACCAAGATGCCCAAACACCAAATGGCACCTCCGGCAAAGGGCCACCAGGTTGCCCGGGTCCAATTCCAATTCAGGCGCCAAATGGAATGGCAAAACATGATGGGCTTCAAGGTCCGAAAGTTTGCCACACGCCCGGCATTCCTTGCCGTCAAGAAAAGCGTTGCGGACCTTGTCCCAAGAGGAAGACCTTGGGGCCTCACCAATCAGGTTTTCACGGCCAAACAGATTAATCCAAAGCCATTGCCACATATCAGGCCCCCGGGTTAATCGGAACCCACTTTACGCCCCATGCGTGTTCACCGCCGGGCTTCTTGGGCGGAATCAAAACCCGTTCACGCTCAATTCCACAAATCCGGCAACGGTTGGTTGATCCGTGTTCACAAGCCGGGATTTGGTGGGCCGTCATTAAATCGCATAAGGCCACTACCGATTCCCGGACCGTGGGCAATTCGTTTTCTTCCGTACCCACGGTGTTTGTTGGCGAAGCCCCGGCGGGGGAATCGGGAAGGGGGACGGCGCCAGTAGCGCCGGGTGGGGCAACTCCCACCGCCGGGGTGGCCGTTGGGGCATTGGCCCCCAATGGGCTTTCCAATGGTTGCATGTTCAGGGGTTGCAAATAAACATCGCCACCGGGCACCGGGTCCAAGTTCTCCATGGACCGAATGTCATTGACCGAATACCATCCCCAATTTCGGGCTATGGCGTAAGCGTTGTATCGGGTCATGAGGTCCGCCCTAAGCAAACCTTCCACCAGGTGTTCGGCGTAGTATTGGCCCTTTTCGTAGGGCATTAAAAGCTTTGCATGCACTTCCTGTTCAATACGGATCAACCAGGGCCGCAAGGTTTCTGAAAGGAAGGCCCAGTTTTCTTGCTCAAGCGTGGCGTAGCTTTTCCCGCCGTTATCCCGAAGCTTGCTTGACGGGATATTGAACCAACGGGCCACTTCGGCTAGTTGAAAAGTTCGGGTTTGGAGGAATTGGGCATCTTCCGGGGGAATGGAAATGGATTGCCATTGGAGGCCGTTTTCAAGGATGGCGACCTTGTGGGAATTGGCCAACCCTTGGTGCATGGTCGAGAAATCACGACGCAAGCGGGCCAAGGCATCGTCCGATAAATGCCCGGGAGTGGTCAGAACCCCGGAAGGCTTGGCGCCACTACCAAACAGGCGGGCGCCAAAGCGTTCAGCCGCCATGCCCAAGCCCAAGGATTCCCGGGCCATTTCGACCACGGAATAACCACGGTAACCATCAAAGCCAAGGCCGCGGATATGAAAGACTTGCGAAGGTTCCAATTCCGTTTCGCTGGCGCCCGGTGGCCGGTAAAGGTAATACGGGGAACCATCTTCCCGGGACTCCACCCGCATCAAATCCGGACGCAACAACCAAAGGGACACCGGCCGCCCCAATAAATCCCGCTCAATTTCCGCGTACCCGTTTCCCCACAAAAGGGCATGGGCCAAGAGGGCTTCACGGAAGGCCAAGGCCGGAGTGTATTGGTTGGGCATATCCCGCAAGAGGGTATAAATCGGGTGGCCGTCCGCCCTGGTCCGCCCGCGCCCTTCCCGCTGATATAGATGAAGGGGAAGGCTTGCCACCCC